ACAAGTGGGAGCACATTGGTAGCACCAATGTTGACCTGAGCGGCTACTACACCAGCGCACAGGTTGATTCGCTGCTGACCAACTACAGCACTACCGCCCAGATGAATCAGGCTATCAGTAACGCTATCAATAGCGCTTTGGCCTCGTACTACACTAAGACCGAGATTGATAACCTGGTATCGACTATCAACGGCAATATCTCAGCAAAGTACACCAAGCCTAATGGCGGTATTCCTGAGAGCGATCTGGAAAGTGCGCTGAAGAATAAGATCAACGGTGCAGCACCTCAGACCTCACTCGATAACACCAATGGTCGCGTGCTGTTTATCGAAGAGGGCCTTGGTAAGTACGACTCTGTACGTAGTATCACACTTAGCCAGGCAACAGCTGGTAAGTATGTAAACACCGATGGTCAGGAGGTGAGCGCAAGCGGCTACGGGATCAGCGCGCCGATCGAGTTGAACATGGGCGATATCTTGCTGGTGCCTTCAGCTTCAGCCGTTCCCGCTGCTGTCAGCTTGTTTGCCCGTCAGGTGGTACGTACTTACGCTAAGGTTATCGGTTACACCTACACCTATCAAGCTGAGAATCCTGAGCTGTACGAAACAGCTACAGCCGACTACGATCACAGCCTGGTATATTACGCCGTGTATGATACTTCAGGCGAAACGCCAACGCTGACGGGTTGGACCAGAGGCGGACAGACGTACACCACGCTGCCTGCTACCCGTGAGGTAACTGAATCATATTACGAGCCGTTGATGAAGCAGGCCGTGGCTGCTATGCCATCTACAGGCTACTACGTATATCTGTGCCCCACCACTATGACCATCGTTGTTAGTGGTTACACAGCTACCGTCAATGGAGGCGTGGCAAAAGCTGTTGGCCTTGGAATTTTCAAGAATATTGCCACGAACTTTATCGGCGCCCCTGGACAGAGCGTTTTGGCTCAGGCCTTTGCTGATCTGTTCGGCCTGATCGATGGGTTGCGCGCCAACACTAAGCATCTTGGCGAGTGCCAGGCTACCTGCATCGATTCAGAGTATCTGCCTAAGGTGTGCGGCGAATCTCTGGTTATCGAGGCTGCTGGTGCCCCAAGCATCGCACCCCTGTTCGTTGGTCAACGTTACCACGACACCACCAACCGTAAGGTGTACGAGGCGTTTGCCGTTACCAATAACACCAACGATTGGGTATTGTTGAACTAATAAAAATTAAAAGATATGGCTATAAAAAGTTATCCTAACAAGACCGCTTACAGCCAGGCTGTTAAGTCGGCCATCGAGAGCCAGGTATCGATGATAGAAACGAGTCGTGAAATCATCGTTGATGGTGTTAACGTTATCACCACCGAACCCGTGCCAGGCGATCTGCTTTTCCTGGATGAAAGCAACAATAAGGTGTACATCAAGGGTGGTGCCTGGATTCAGAAGGCCAACATCCCTACTGCCTGGACACACGTCGGCTACGTGTACATGCGTCGCGGCCATCAGGTAGGCGTTGTTAACAAGGCTACTGCCGATCTGAAGTATCTGGACGTTTGCCAGTATGGCATTACCGCCATCAGCAGCACGTCGATTACTATCAATCTATCGATGGCGCCCAGCTATGCACAGGTGGCTACCACAGTAACGCTTGCATCTACCGATATCAATGCTGCCAACGCTCAGACTATCAGCGAGGCTGTTGCAGCTAAGGCTACTGAGGTAGGCGATACCCGCGCATGGTGGGCATACCTGGCAGATGCCGAGGGTAATATGGTGGAGAGCGACGGTACTCAGATTATCATCCAATGCGATACCTGTACCGATTATCGTTTCTACAACGTGAGCGCTACAGGCTGTACCATTGCTCATATTACATGGGGCGATATGCCAGCCAGCGATATCTACTTCAAGAATGATCGCGGTTGGACCAACTATTGGGGTGTGATGAACCGCGCACGCACCCGCGCATGGGCTACAGGCAGCGGACGCGTTCCTACTTCAATGGAGCCAATCAAACGTACTGGTAACGACGCGCCTGTTAGACCTTCATGTTTCGAGGACCCCAACGATACAGGGTACCCATATTGCGCCGATCTCCGCGCTGCCTATGGTACCTACGACGGCTACCTGAAGAATGGCTTTGGTGTAATGTACCCTCAGAAACTTGGTACTTTTGCGTTGCCTGGTGCTCACGATCTATCTATGAAGTATGCGCGTGCAGTTGCCCCAACTAAGGCTGGTGGTACTAAATATAAGTACCCAGCTTTCAAGGCTTGTTACGATGTGAGCTATGGTGTAGATGGTTTGGATTTCAGCGATTGGTACCTGCCTTCATCGTTCGAGGGCTGCCACCTGATGGCCGATGAAACATTAGCCATTTTGGCACCCAGCATTTCCAAGATGGGTACCACCGCCATCAACAACAGCGCGAACCGATGGTTCGCCGAGCGGTTCAACGTCAGTAGCGCCCGCTTTTTCAACGGCAACGCGGGTTTTCTCAGCTACTACACCGTGTGCTACACGCTTCGCGTGCAGGCGGTCACGCTTTTAGACATCTAAGAACTTGGCGCGTCGCATAGTCGGCGCGCCCCTTTTCCCCCGCCAAAAGCTGTGCGTTGGCGGGTATTCAATAACCCCAAAGGAATTATTTAAAAAACATGACTTCAAAGAAATCAGTCCGCGAAAGCGTTTTGAAATCTCGTGGCAACGCTGCCCAGAGAGATAAATCATCTATCATTACGGAAGCTAAGAACTTAGTCAAATCGTTGCATTACGTACAATGCAACGTAACGAAGTACGAACGCCGAGAAGGTGCGTTTGCTTTGCTTACAGAAGCAGCCATCAGGCTTATTAAGAATTTCTGCCAGGCAAGAGCGTGCAACGGCGAACGGCGTTTAGCTTACATCGAAGAAATGATTGGTGAGATGGGTGTGATTGATGCGATGTTTGACGAATGTATCCAGGATGGTATCTTTGGAGATAGCGATAAATTACGTATAGCACGACATTTAGATAGGATGGACGAGGATATCATGCGTTGGCAGCTTGTTACAAAAGGGCGTACACAATCTAACAGTCAGGACATTAAGGTTAATAGTTAATTTTATTGCAGTATTGAATAAGTAAAAGGGAGTGCGGCTATCATTCATAGCAGCATAGCGCGCTACGTCGCGGATGCACTCAGACCAGCACGAACCGATGGTTCGCCGAGCGGTACAACGTCAATAACGCCCGCAATTTCAACGGCAACGCGGGTAATCTCAACAACAACAACGTGTACAACACGAATCGCGTGCAGGCGGTCACGAATTTACTATATTCACAATTTTACTTGGATTATGACAGAAGAACAGGCTTTTGATCTATTGACGCGGGTGATGTATGAAACTCGCAAGAACAAGCGCTATGGCGGCGATTCTGTAGCCTTTGAGTGGTGTTGGAGTCGTAAGCTGGTACGCATGTTCGACGCGCTGATGACAAAAGAGTTCAGAGTTGACAACAACTATGCCTTCTTAACATCCTATCCTAAATGGCGTGAAATTTTTGCCACTTCTTTCGAGGGACGTATTGCAGATCACCTGGTATGTGATCTGTTGCGCCCATATATCGAGCTGGAACTGCATCCACGCACGTTCAATAACCGTGTGGACAAAGGTAGCCAGGCAGCCATCAATCAGGTTATCGAAGATATCGCTGAAGTTACCAATGGCTACCGCGATGATGCCCGCGTTATCAAGTGGGATTTAAAGGGATTCTTTCCTAATGCCTGGTGCAGCCACATGGAGGTGTGCTTTAACGAGGGGATTGAGAAATATCGCCAGGATATCGCTGCTGAGTATGGCGACGATATACCCGACTTCTTACGCTGGCTGGCTATGATCTGCATACATTGTAATGCATCGAATAACTGCGAATTGCGTACACCTCAGAGGTTATGGGCCGATCATATCGAGCCCGAAAAATCGCTATTCAGCAAGGAGCCTGGTGTGGGTGTTCCTATTGGCCGATTAACCTCACAAACGGGTATGGGCCTGTACATTAACGATGATGTGCGCTGGCTTAATGATGATTGCGGCATACATACTACCGTGTTCATGGATGATGGCGTAATGGTGGTACCAGAATGGCAGCACGAATATGCCCTGAGCCTGATACCTGAGTTGCGCAAACGTTTGGAGGCTAAAGGTGTGCGGTTGAACGATAAGAAGTTTTACGATCAGCCTTGGCGCAACGGCTTAGAGTTTCTTGGTACCCACATAAACCCTTGGCGCCTGCATCTTAATGATAAGACCTATAACAGAGCCATAGAGCGCATCAGGGAGTTTAATGCCATCGAAGATAAGTATCGCTTCATTGAGAAGTTTAAGGCCACCGTAAACAGCTATACTGGACTATTGAAAAACCGTACAGAATATCGACGTATCTGTATGTTGCGCGATGCCATTGCACCTGAGTGGTGGAAGTGGCTTGAATGGGATAATCGCAGGCAATGCATAGTTAGTAAACCTGAATACAATTTTTGTCAGTTGCTTAACAGAAAGTATCATTTAAAATTGAAGCAACATGACAAAAGCAGAAATCATCGAACTCATTAACGAGCAGAACACAATCGTCCTGGATCGTGAGGCTAAGCTCACATCTACCGATTACATTGCAGCTAAGATTGCTGAAGGTAAGGCCACTAAGGCTGAATATGCCGAGAAGATAGCCGAACGCCAGGCATGGCGCGACGATATCAACGCGGCTAAAGAAGAGATCGCCCGTCTGGAAGCTATCGAGCCCGATCCCGAACCTATTAACACCCCTGAGTAATGGAAATGCAGCAGCACCCTTGCGATGGTTGCAGCCATAAGGCCCAGTTCATTAATGGCCGCTACTGCCAAAAGCTGAAGCGGTATGTTGAGCATTCGCCCGTATCACCATGTAAGGATTAATATTAAACATCGAGAGTTATGCCATATTCAACAGACATACTTACCGAGCGAATTACGGTATTAAATCGTAAGAAAGCAACCGCAGGCGCCTATGGCCTTGATTCGGGTGGTGCCGAGTGGGAAGAGGTGGCCAAAGGGTTGCATGCGAGTGTTACCTGGAATAAAGGTATGCGCGCCCTGAATAATGGTTCGGTTGATGCCTATACCGTTAAGCTGGTACGCATGCGTTGGACAAATCAGATCAGCATGCGTTCGCGTATCGTTTTCGAGGAAAACACCTACCAGATTTTGCCAGAAACGTTCAACCCCAATCGTCGTGACCGCACGCTGCAATTCGTTATGCAGCTCATCGTAAACTAAACTCCAAGAAATATGAAAAAAGAAGTAGCTATCGTTCACTACAACACGCCAGCGCTTATTGAGGCAGCCATCCTGTCACTTCGTAAGGCGGGAGGCGTGTCGTATCACGTAACCGTGTTTGATAACAGCGACGAATCGCCATTCAAGGTAAAGATGCGAAACGTTACCGTTATCGACAATACCAAAGGCCAGCTTATTAACTTCGAGAAGGAGCTGGAAAAATACCCCGATCGTAGTGTTGATATGGGTAATATCTTTGGCAGCTTTAAGCACATGCTTAGTGTGCAGTATCTCATGGATAACGTGCTTACTGAAGGATTCCTGTTAATGGATTCTGATGTACTCATTAAGTCGTCAGTTGATGTGATGTTTATGCCCGATCAGGCTGTGTGCGGTCATATCCAAAGCTACCTTGTAAGTAACAACCCCGCCCAGATTGATCGCCTGCTTCCTATGCTGCTGTGGCTTAACGTTCCCATGCTGAAGGCAGGTGGTGCTCGTTTCTTCGATCCTGAGAGATGCTTTGCTTTGCAGGCTGGTGGCCGCGACAATCCTAAGAACTGGTACGATACAGGTGCAGCTTTGTTGGAAGATATCCGTAGCCACCGTAACGGCCTGAATGGTAAGAACCTTAGCACCAATACCTATCTGAAGATGCTGCTGCATTACCAGCAGGCTTCATGGCGACGTGTGGATGTTGGCGAACAGCTGGCCTGGTTGCAGAAGAACCGTACCTATTGGGCATCCGATCGTACATACAAACTTGGACCATGCACAGGCAAAGATGCTGGCATGAAGATATATATCTGTACCCACCACGATTTTGAGCCTCAGGTAAAGCACCCATCGTACGCTGTCCTGGACGTACGCGAAGAGGGCGATACCTATAATGGATTGCGTGGTGGGTTCTATAGCGAGATTCTTAGCTACCTCAGAGTGGCAAAGAAAAAGAATCTGCCAAAGATGATTGGCTTTTGTGGTTGGCGCAAGTACTTTAGATTTATGAGCGATGTGCCAGCTATCACCGAGCCTATTGTCAGCGACTACACCAATCTTGGTAAACCTATGTATCGCCATTACCAGGGCTTTGCCAATATTCAGGACCTCGATCTGTGCACACAGATCATTAACGAGAAACACCCTGAGTTCAAAAAAGCCTGGTACGAGGCGCTTAACAGTTACGTGATGCATCCATGCAGCATGTTCGTGATGCCTTCAAAGGATTTCCGGCGCATGATGAAGCTGGTTGGCAGCATCCTGGATGAGTTCGTTAAGCGTGCTGGTGATATCGATGCCCGCATAGAGGCTGATCCTGACGGGTACCACCTTAACCGCGTTGGCCACGATTATGCCTACCGTATTGGCGGCCAATTAGGTGAGCGCCTGATATCTGCCTGGATCGATTGGCAGCTGCCAGATGCTAAGAAGGTGCCCATTGTGGTTACGCATGGTAAGTAAACCTACTGCATGATTTTCGACTATAAGAAACGAGTAAATTATGGATAGAATATTTGCAAACTTATTCCGTAAGCGCGAAGTAGCCGCACCAAGTGCTGTGCCTACTACTACCGCCCCACATGCTTCAGAAGAGAAGCCTAAGGGTGGTAATTGGCAGAGTAACGTGGTACGCCCATACGGTAAGAGTTCGCTGCTGGTACCCGCATGGTATCGCGGCGTATCGCTCATTATGCAAACGATGGGCCAGATGGTTACTCAGTACCAATATAAGAATCTTGCTGGCAATAACTTTGTCGAGGCCCGTGGTGCCAAGAATAGTTACTTCAACTATCTGCTTCAGGTTCGCCCAAACCCAATGATGACAGCCAGCCAGATGCAAGAACAGATAGAGTACCGCAAGATATACAATGGCAATGCCTACGTGTATATCGAGCGAGAACCTTCAGGCTATCCCAGGTATATGTGGCTGTGTACAGGTGGCGGTTACGATCCGCTGAGCAATACCTATAACCTGGTTTACAATTCGGATCGCGGCCCACGTATGGCGGTTAATGCTGATGCCCACGACGTGCTGCATTTCAAAAACGTTTTCCTCACCGATGATTACTACATGGGTATTCCCACCCTTGATTTCGCCTTCAAGTCGCTTAGCATAGCTGCAACAGCCGACGATCAGGCCCTTCAGGATGTAGCAAAGGGTGGCCGTTATAAAATCCTGATCCAGGAAAAGGATGCGCCCAGCCTTGGCACCCGTGGACGTGTTAACCAGGCTGAGCTAAAACGTGCCACCAAGCAGTTTGGCGACGATTGGAATGCTAACGACTTTGTGATGCTGGATAACATGGCAAGTGCCACCCAGATATCACAGACCAGCCGCGACCTTCAGCTGTTGGAAAGCCGACAGTTCTCTGTTAGCGATCTTGCGCGCATTCTTGGTGTGCCACGCATTATGATGATGGAAGATGCAGGCAGCTCGTATAAGATGCCAGAGCACGCTACCCAGGAGTTTATGTTGCGCACCATCCAGCCACGCATCCGTGAGTGGGAGGACGAAATGAATAGCAAGCTGCTGTTGCCAGGTGATTTCGGCTCACACCGCATCCATGTATGCGAATTGCCTTTGCGCCGACTCGATGCCAAAGGACAGGCCGAGATCGACAAACTGCATCTTGAAACGGGATGGAGTGCCAACGAGATTCGCGGCCAGTACGATCTGCCCGATATTCCTGATGGTGATAAACACTACCTTACAGCTGCTGTGGCCGAGGTTGGTAGCGCTAAGTTGCGCGATGCCGTTGCTGGTGGCCGACCAAAGGAACCAGCTGCAAAGGGCTCTGACGAAGAGGACGACGATAAGTAAACCTCTATACGATTTTTCACGGTAATATAGAATCAAATTTTAGCAAATATGAATGGTAAGAAAATTGAGATCAGAACGGTTATGTGCGGAATGGCCTTTAGAGAGGCTGACCCAGCAGCCGCCGAGAAGGGCAACCTTGGCACCATCTCAGGCACAGCCATCGTTTTCGATACTGAAAGCCGAGTTATCGACGAGTACGGCGAAACGTTCCGCGAGGTGATTCTGCCTGAGGCTGTAACGATGGAGTTCCTGAACAGTCAGGATATCAAACTCAATCTCCTTCACAACCGCGATAACGTTATTGGCCGATGCATCAACGGTGCTGATGGCAATATGCGTATTACCCGCGACGAGAAGGGTGTTTACTTCGAGGTTGATGTGGTGAATTGTGACCTTGGTATTCGTGCCCGCGAACTGGTTAAAGCAGGCGTATTTACAGGTTGCAGCTTTGAGTTCTGGCCTGAGGAATACGATGTTGAGGAACGTGAGCTTAACGGCAAGCACGACGTTAAGGTTATCCACAAGAAACTTCGTAGCATCGGTGCCTTCACCCTGGCAATGGACCCTGCTTACATCCAGACAGATTGTAGCGTTCGCGAACTGCATGAGCTCACCCCTGAGGCTAAGGCCGAGAAGGATCGCCAGGAGCGCGAAAAGCGCGAGGCCGAGCAGCGTGCACTCGAAGCAGCAGCCGTACGTAAGCGCGAGCTTCAGTTACTTCGTATGAGAATTTTAAATTAAATATTAACCCTTTAAATTTAAATGAGTTATGACAAAAAAGACTAAGGACGAACTTCAGGTTCGTTATCGTGAGATTCAGGCTCGCATGGGCGAACTGAATGTAACAGCCGCCGAGGGTAGGCGCGAGCTGACCGCCGACGAGCAGCGTGAGTGGAATACCCTGAGCCGCGAGGCCGAGGTGGTTATGATGGACCTTCAGAGTCAGATGACCGAGGCCGAGCTGTCTAAGCACCGCGAGGTTATCTCTAAGGGTGAGCAGTTGCGCGAGTATCTTCGCCAGACCATGCAGGCTGGTGCTAAGCGCGAGATTCTGCTGTTCCCTGCTGCTGGTAACGTCACCGCTAATATCACCGCTTCTGGTGCTATTCAGCTCAGCATCCACGAGATGATTCCTACCCTCCATGAGGGTCTTGATCTGCCTAAGACTCTGAAGATCGTAACTGGCGTTACTGGTAACGAGTTGTGGCCTGTATCGGTTAACGATGTAGAGATGGAAGAGGTCGGTGAGGTAGAGGCGCTGAACGATCAGGTACTCGACTTTACCAACATCACACCAGTTCAGAACCCCGTAGGTTTGAAGGTGCCCATCTCTAACATGGCCATCGATAACGCTGCATTCGACCTGATGGCGTTCGTTCAGGCCAAGTTCACCTTGGCTCTGAAGAAGTACCTGGCTAAGAAGATGTATTCTCAGGCAAACTGGGCAAAGAATAAGGGCCCATTCTCTAACCTTACCAAGGCTGGTGATATCGACCTGGGTAACAACGCTTACAAGAGCATCCTGAAGGCTATCGCTAAGTTCAGCGATAAGGGCTTCTTCGAGGGCGATTGCGTTCTGATCATGGACCGCGAAACTGAGGCCGACCTGATGGCTACCCCACGCGCTGGTACCATGAATGGCTTTGTAATCGAGAACGGCCTTTGCGCTGGTCATCCTTACGTTTGCAGCCATTTCCTGAACACCACCCTTAACGGTAGCACTCTGGTACCAACCGCTAAGAAGTACATCGGTATCGGTTACTTCGAGTGGTTCGCATTGCAGCAGCATGGCGACGTTCGCATGGTGGTTGACCCCGTAACCCTCGCTGATAAGGGCGTTACCCGTGTCATCCTTCGTACATCATGGTCGTTTACCGATCTGTCAACCCGTATCAACGGTGGTGAGGAAACCTCTGAGGGTAGCGGCGTTTACAAGACCCAGGCATTCGCTCTGTACGAGGTCGTTCCTGAGGAGTCATCGAGTAACATCTAATCTCTAAGGATAGTGCTCTATTTTCTGGAGTTTATGCCGATCGGGTAGGATGCAGAGGTCACAGCCTGCAACCCGATCGGTTCTTCAGAGAAAGCACCTGGTAAGTTCATAGAATAATTAATAACTCAGAAAGCAACAACGCATGAGCCTGCAATTAGATACAGTATTCATGGCAGCCATCGAGGCTAACGAGAAGGTGATGAGCATCATCGATGGTCGTCGCTGGTGCACAGCAGCAGCCCGCCCCATCGAAGAGTTCATTAGCAACGTGCAGGTGCCTTACCTGATTGTTAACTATGATGGCATGAGTTCTGAGCCAGGCACAAAGGACGATGACTTTGATAGCGGATGTGATACCGTAAATATCAGTATAACCGTTACAGGCAATACACCTGAACAGCTTGGCGATCTGGCAACACGCGTACGTCGTGCAGTACATCATTACCTTAACGCCCACGTAGGCGAGGCTGGTATGCCCACCAGCGCCATCTTCTCGGCTGGTGAGAAGGTGTACAACGATGTTAAGCCCTGCTATGCCATCGAGTTGCATTGGCAATGCGCTGTTGATTTCGACTTAAACGATGCAGAAGATGATGAGCAAGAACCAAGCAATGGCTGATAAGCAGCCCTCGCAGGCTTTGCAGGCTCTGAAAGATCAGGGCACAACCCTGCTTTCAGCTGCCACACGCGATGAGCTTGCATCTAAGTTCGACGCCCTGAAGGCCGAGGCCGATGGGCTTACGCTTGCCGCTGGTGCCGTTGGCCAGAACTTGGAAAATGGTACCTTCATTCTCAGAGTTGACATTTTACACTAAATCATTATTAATATTATGGCAACATTAAAAGGTCAAAATTTTCGTATCTGTACTTACGACAGCGTGGCTGCTAAGTTCAAGGTTATAGGAATGGCTACTGGATGTACCGTTACGCTCACAAATAACACCTCCGACGAATCGACCAAAGATGATGTTGGTATGGCATCCAAGCCTAACACTAACAGCAAATCGTGGCAGGTATCTTGCGAGTCGCTTAACGTGGCTGATGCAGCCGCTATGCTCACCGCCATTAAAGCGATGACGCCGTTTACTCTGATATGGGACGAAACGAGTACCAGCGATAACCAGACGCGCTCTAAGGCAGCCTTTGCCCGCAAGGGTCAGGCCTACTTGAACGACGTTACTTTCAACTTTAACGACCGCGAGAACAGCACCAAGTCGTTGCAGTTCCAGGGTACAGGAGCGTTGGAGTCTGTTCCAGCTGCTGATGCTACCGAGGTTATTGCTCTGGGCAGCTACACTAAGGGCCAGTTCGTTCGCCTGTTCTTAGGCAGCGACAACACAGCCACGCCATCCAAGCCTATCGCCTGCGCCCGTCAGCTTAGCCTGCATTGCAGCCTTACCTTGGAAGCCGCCACAACCAAAGATACCGATGGCGATTGGGAAATTAATGAGCCCACAGCCCTCAGTTACGATATTTCCACTACTGCCCTGGTACGTAGTAACGAAACTATCACATCCGAGGTTGCAGCTCAGGCTTTGGCTGATGTTGAAAGCATCTACGAGGCTGGCACACCCGTTAAGTGGCAGATCGCCAACGTGTCTGGTGCAAACCAGCGCACCAAGGGCGCTGTTATCTGTAGCGGTAGCGCCGTGCTCACAAACCTCACACTCAACGGCCCCAACCGTCAGAGCGCCGACTACACGGCACAGCTCACAGGTTACGGCGAGTACACCGTGGCAGCATGATATACTAAACCAAGCGCCTGATGTTAGTGCCACCGCACCCATCAGGCGTGTTTTTTAAACTTCAGAAAAGATATGAAACAAAAGCAGATTACCCTTTGCGGCAAAACCTACCCTGTAGTGTTCAGCCTCGACACCATGATTAAGTATGAGCGCATACTGAACCGTAGCTTTTTGCTGAGCAACTTTGATTTACTCGAAGAACAGATTGCCGTTACCGTATGCGCCGTATTTACGGCCAATCCTGATGCCGACCTCGAAGCCGACCAGATCATGCAGGCCGATACCTTTACAAAGCTAAAGGAGCTTACCGATGCTTATGCCACGGTTAAGGAGATGATCCTTGACTTCTTTAAGGAGTCAGGCGTTAAGACTGAAGAACCAAAGGCCGGCGATCAGGACGAGGAACAGCCAAAAAACTAATTACCGCCCACGAACTTTACGAGCTGTTTGTGGGCGAAATAGGGATTGATCGCCACACGTTCCTGTACGAACTTCAATGGTGGGAGGTTAACGCCATCATTCGCGGGTACAATGCCCGTCACCATCATTCGTGGGAGCAAGCCCGCATGATTTCCTACTTTGCGCGTTATGCTATGGGTTCTAAGGACACCCCACCACCCATTAACGAGTGGATTAAATTCCCCTGGGAGGTTAAGGTATCAGCCCGCATAAGCCAGGCAGAAGTAAAAGAGCTTCAGGACCTCATGGATAACGTGACCCTATAAAACATAGCATTTTGCAATCTCCGAGTTTGCAAAATGCTATTTCTTTATACAAAAACCACCTAAAAAGTATAAATAGCTACACTTTAAGCCAAAATAAATGTATAAATACTTGCACATATTAGAAAGTTATCGTATCTTTGCAACGTGAACAAGAAACAATAACAATTTAGATCTGGCGGCAACAGCAATTCGGCATCCTGGTTATGACAACAACAAACGTTAAGAAGTTCGAGATCGGTAAGCAGTACTCAATGCGTAGCGTATGCGACCACGATTGCATTTGGACCTACACAGTTATCGCTCGTACAGCATGCACAGTTACTCTGAAGAGTACAAGAGGCGAGCAGATGACTTGCCGCATCAGTAAGAAGCTCACATCGTATGCTAACGCCGAAACGGTCCTTCCATTAGGCAGCTTCTCAATGGCCCCAATGCTGAGAGCAGAATAAACCACCCAAGGAGGGCCCAGCCCTCCCACCTAATAACAACATTATGAACCCTATAAAAATTAAGATTATGGAATTTACAGCAGTTTACAACACCGAAAAGCTAAAGGGCGTAGAATACTCGTACAAAGCCCAGAGCGATCTGATGGCGATGGATTTCGCAGCAGTAAAATTTAACGTTGAGGATATTGTTATCATTAACCATACCACAAACGAAATCACTCACCTGGGTGATAAGCGTAAAACGAATGCCATTTTAAGAGCATATAATAAAAAACATGCAAAACAAATCACCTATGGCGCAAATATGCAATAATTGTCTGAATGCCTACAATTCCCCGCATGATAGAAAAGTTCATTGCATCAATAAAGAATGGCTGCAACAGTCTAATCCAGGCATCATAACGATTGTAACACGCAATGAAACGTGCGGAACCTGGCAACAGCGCAAAGCGAATCAAAAACCGCTGGTTTTCAATCAGCCCGTACAGTTAGAATTATTTTAAACAATTAATAAAGTATGAACGAAAAAGATTATTTTTCAGAGAGGACGCAACAGGCCAAAGGCAAAGTAAGGGATGGTTTGAACGCTACCATTATCGATGTTGTTCCAGAAGATAAGGAGGCCATTACTACCTACAGCCAGATCGAGGCAAAGCGCCAGGCAATCCGTACCCGAATTGGTAACCGTATTGCCGATCTTAGAAAGCAGGCCAATCTAACCCAGGGCGAATTGGCCGAACGTGCCCACATCCAGCGCACCCACGTTAGCCGTATCGAGGCTGGTAAGTACGCTGTTACCTTCGAGGTAGTGCAGGCCATCGCCGAGGCCCTTGGCATGACAGTAGATATCATCCACCCCGACCTTCAGGGCTTCGTAAAAATTCCCTAACTGGGAAAATAATTTTCCCTAACTGGGAATAAAATATTCCCACATTGGGGATGCGATCCAGGTATTAAGGATTGCATCCCCTTCTTTATTTCTTTAGTAGATTGGCCACACGGTCAAAATCCTTATGGATATCGTCGGCAAGCAGCTTAGCATACCTTTGCGTTTGCCTGATGTTGGTATGGCCCACCATCTTGCTAACGTGTTCGATGGGTACACCCTGTCGCAACATCCAGGTAGCAAAGGTATGGC